CAAACAAATCTCCAATTTCCCATGATATTTCACCGTGTTCTGATTTTGTCAATCCGTTTCCTCTAATAACATAAAATGCTTGAGAAGTAGCGTTTGCCGTTGTTTTTATGGTATCGCCTATACAAATTCGAACGAACGAAGCCATAAGATTAGGAGAGGTACAATTATAATTAATACCAAGCTCTTTATTGACTTCAAACCCTATAATACGAGTATCTCCATTTTCATGGAGTGTTGGTGGATGTTCGAGAACAGGAATATGTTCCATTTTAGGATTTGCAGCAGAACCATATTCGTATATAGTTGCTTGACCAGACCATTTAATTTCTTCTTCTGATAACATTTAATATAATATATTATATCTTATTTATAACTTATTTATAACTTCAATTTTATTTATAAAAAAATAATCACATATTGTATTACTAACTGGAATATTTCGTAAATGACGTGTCATATTCTGACATTTTTTATGTCAATTAGTGTTGATATTGATAAAATTATCTATAATCTATTTGTATCTGATTAATAATTTCTATATTTTTGTTTTTTTTTCATTGTGATGTTTCTTATGAACAATTAATCATTCATCATTAATCATTTTATGTATAAATTCGTTTCTAAAATTTACAACTTCTGGTCTACCTGATGAATTACCATTTGCTGTTATTTGTTCATTATGTAATCTATAATAAATTAAAGATTCTTTAATATTATATATTTTTCCAAATTTTTTAAGAATTTTTAATTGTAATTCAAAATCATCACATGGATACCAATCAAATTTTTTTTCTTTATTATAATTACCAACTTCTAATATAGACGATTTTTTATAACATAATGTTGGATGACTTGTAAACCAATGACTTGGATTTTTTTTAAATTCTTCCCATGTTAAAATTTCTTTATGTTTGGTATCTCCCATATTTATCATCTTATTATCTATATTTTTAAACATAGTTAAATTAGAACCACATAAAACACAATCATGATGTGTTTTCATAAATTTAATTTGCTTATAAAATCTATCATTTTTAATTATATCATCAGAATCAACTTTCATAACAATTTCATTATTACAAAGTTCAACACCTATATGTAATGCTGGTCCAATTCCAATATTTTTATCTAATTTTTTGTAAATAATGTTAGTCCATCTCATTTTAATTTCAAATTCTTTTAATGTTTTTTCTAATAGTTTACTTTCTAATTCATTTGAGCCGTCATTTATCCAAACAATTTCCATTTTAAAAAGACCATTTTGTTTTAATATAGAATCTAAACATTCTATTATATATTTATGCTTTGTGTTAAAACTACTTATTAAAACAGATATACTTATATCTGGTTCTTGAAATTCACTTGGGAGACTAATATTATTCATAATATTATAATTCATTTTAGTTGATCCCCATTCTTGATATGCATATACTTTACCATGTCCAAAATAGTTAGTACCACTCGGATGTACTGGTAAAAAGTAATAACTTGGTAAGATACTAAAATTATCATATTTATTTTTGTTTAAAAATTTAGTTAATAATAATGGACCTGTATTTTTCCATGCTCTATTATTAGTATCTTTATATGATACTTTATTATTATAAATGTGAGTAATCATATCTCTACAAAGTTGATGTTCTTTTGGGAATCCCATATTTCCATTAGCAACCAGTCCGGCTCTTGTTTGTTCATTTTCATATGTTGCAAATGCTTTATATTTTTCAAGTAAAATATGAATTGGTTCTATACAAATAGAATCTGCGTCAATGTAAACACCACCATACTTATATAATATTTCAACTCTCATTATATCTGCTTTTCCACACCATTCTTCTATTTCATTAATTCTTTTTTGACATCTAAATACCATATTTCTTTTCTTAAATTCATCTTCATTCCATAAAATATATTCAAAATCAGGATGTTTATCTTTCCATGTTTTCATCATATTAGTGGGTGGAGGATTTGGACCTATCCATATTTGATGAATAATTTTTGGAATAGTCATTAGTATAATTAAATTAATAATATAATTAACTTTTAAATGTATTAAATAATATTTATATAATAATTTTAAAATCATTATTTATTATATTTAAATATTCATGAATAGAATTATTATTGGTTCCATATTTTTTTATAAAGTCATAACCATCTTGTTGTTTGTTTTTTAATAAATTTGGATTATTAATATAATATTGCATTTTATTTTCTAACTCTTCTCCAGATGTTATATATACAGGGACATTATTACATTGTTCACATGCAGGTAAGCTATTAGTTAATACAATACAACCATATGCTAAGCCCTCATATATTCTTTGACTTGTATGATTAAACCCTATATTATCTTTACTTTGTATACCTAATGCAAAAATAGATGATAAATAAATATTTCTTCTTGTTGGATAATCTAAAAATTTAGTATGATCATAAGTGGTATGAAATATACCTTTATATTTATTTGATGGTTTTAAATGTAATTCATATGGAGAACCCATATAACAATAATCTATTTTGGGAGTTCTTTCTAAGGAGCCAATTACATTTGGATCATCATTGGCTCTTAGTAATAAAGGGCAATTATATTTAGTTTCTCTAATATGTTTAAGTTCTGGATATCGTTGTTGATTATATTGTATATTTAAAAAATTTTCATAAGTATAAATAAAATATTTTAATAAATCTGTTTTTTGATATTTCCAATACCAGCCAATATAAATAGCATTAGGTGCTTGATTAAATAATAATGTTTGTGGTGATTCACAATTAAATGTATCGCCCATAAATACTATCGAGTTATTATGTAATTCATTTATATTATTAGTAATTTTTACATTGTAATTATTTCTCTCAAAATATCCACATAATTCTTTAAATACATAGATTAATACAAGTGGACATTTAATTTCTGGACAATCTAATATGAAAATATCTCTCTTATTATTCATTAAATAAATAATTACTATATCTTTATATAAACATATGTTACTTATATAATATAAATTTTGATTTAAATATAACTCATAAATATTCGATAAACAATATGTTTAATAATTGTAATTCAAAAACAAATGGAGAATTAAGGTTTTACTCATTAATAAAAGATAATATTAATATAATATTTGATGTTGGATGTAAAACAGAAAGTGAATTTCTAAATTTTGTTGGAGAAGTTCACTATTTTGATCCAGTTGAAAAATTTGTTAAAGAATTATCTCAAAAATCAAATAATAATATACTTCCGTTTTTTAATAATTTTGGTCTAGGTAATAATAATGAAAAATTAGATTATTATCCGTCAATTGATTCATTTAATAAAAGAACAACTAGTCTTCCAGGTAGAAATTATGATGAAGGTAAGTTAAAACTAGAAATTAGAAAAGGTTCAGACTATGTAAAAGAAAAAAATATTAAAACGATAGATTTCTTGAAAATAGATACGGAAGGATTTGAATTTGACGTATTAAAAGGGTTTGAAGAACAGATAAAAAATGTTAAAATAATTCAATTTGAATATGGAGGGTGTTATTTAGATAATAATGTTAAATTAAACGATATAATTAAATATTTACAGAATTATGGATTCCATAAGTTCTCATATTTACATCCAAATGGTAAAACAGATTTTGAAAGTCTTAAAGGAGAAATATGTCAAACGAATCCTGGTCATAGAAATGGAAAATGGAGTTCTCTTTCATATCCAGAAACAGTTCAATATATGGATGAAAATGAATTTATTCCAGATCATTATAACTATTGTAATATTGTTTGTATAAATAAAAATTGTCATTTACAACATTTTTTTTAATAATTCTGTTATATTATTATTTTATCTACGCATATAATGATGTAAACTAACATAATCATAATCCGAATTAGCTGGTATACTAGAAACATCTGCTCTTTTTAACTGACGAATTTTCATTTTATTATTATGATATTTTATTATATAATTATAATAAATTTCATATTCAGATACACCTGCATCTAAATTTAATGAATTTTTACATTTATCATTTACACAGTTTAAAAATACTTTCCAAAAAATATTGTTATGCAGACTTTCAACTTTTAAAAATAATTCTTTTAATATAGTTTTATTAAATATCATATGATGACAAATACCTGAAGTATTATTTTGTTTTGAAAGTTCTGGTAAAAATAATTTAATATGATCAAAATAATCTAAATGATATTCAGTTCCAAAATTGTATAATGGAATATTATTTTCAAAAAATTCAGTTTTTTTTAAAAAAAGTGTATCTGAATCAATTACTAAGTAATAATCTAATAATTCTTTAATATAAATATGAGAATATAATTTTAATAGTTGTTGTAAATACCATCCGCATCGTTGTTTACATTTTATGTATATTTCCATATCACTTTTTTTAAATGGAAAATTTTCTTCATGAATAGTAATACAATTATCAATTTTTAAATTTTTATCATGACTTATTATATAAATTTTATTATAACCAATAATATTTTTACTATTATATTTTATATTTTTATGGATTATATTATCATCATTCGGACCATGTAAAATAACAATATCAAACATTTTACTTAATAATAAATTTTAATATTTAAATATATTATTTATATAATTAACTATATAAATATGGAATTAATTTTAGTAATGTTAAATAATTATCAAGAATATATTATAGATAATTTAAATAATTTACTTAGATTTAATAATAAAAATATTACATTAATAACAGATAAAAAATTTAAACAACATTTTACTGATTTTAATCTTAATTTAGTTTACATTGAAGATTTAGATGAAAATTATATAAATTATAAAAATAGTTTAAATAATACATTTAGAAATGGATTTGCATATTTAACATCATATAGATTTAACGCAATATGTAAATATATGAAAAAATATAATTCTACCAATATATTACATATAGAAAATGATGTTTTATTATACAAAAATATTGATACTATAAATTTTCATGATACCAAAAAAGTATTAATAACTATGGATAATTATAATAGATGTATTCCAGGTATAGTTTTTATACCAAATTATTTATTATTAGAAGAATGCTTAAATAATTTTGTACGAGGAAAGAATGATATGGAAAATTTTGCTATTTGTTATAATAAATTAAATATTCTTGATACACTACCTATTATTAATAAAATAAATAATAATTATAATTTAGAATTTTTAAGTAAAAATTTTAGCAATTATAATACTATTTTTGATGCAGCAGCAATAGGACAATATTTGGGTGGAGTAGATCCAAGAAATAATCCTAATAATACAATTGGATTTATTAATGAAACTTGTTTAATCGATTATTCAAAATATGAATTTATTTGGATAAATGAGAATAATTTAAATATTCCACATATAGTATTAAATAATATCAATATACCTATAGTAAATCTTCATATACATAGTAAAAATTTAAAAAAATTTATTAGTATATAAATATTTAATTAAATATTTATATTATGAATATTATTACTGGTGAAAAAATACAAAATTTTTGTGATTATTATATTGGACAAATAGAAGATTTTAAATTTAATCCATATATTAGAAATCAACATATAAAGCAAATAATATTAAATGATAATAGTATTAGTATTATAAAAAATTTAACAATCAAAAATATATTTTGTTATACACATATATTATATAATAATTTTAATAAACTTTTTATCCTACTTAATAATATAAATTATAAATTTAATATAATTTTTCATAATTCAGATGGTAATTTTGAAGAAAAATATTTAAAATTATTGGAAATTAAAAATTTAAATAAAATTTTTACACAAAATATAAATGTTAAACCAAGTGATAAAATAATACCTATACCAATTGGCATAGCAAATAGTATGTGGAAGCATGGCTCTTTAGATATTTGGAATAAAATATTAAATGAAGTAGATTTAAATTTTAAAGAAAATTTTATATATTTTAATTTTAATATAAATACAAATGTTAAAAATAGAAAAAAATGTTATGATATAATTATATCAAAAAACATAGAAAACATAGAAAATAAAGATTATTATAATTATTTAAAATGTTTATCAAGTTATAAATTTGCTATTTGTCCAGAAGGAAATGGTATAGATACTCATCGTTTTCATGAATGTTTATATTTAAAAACAATTCCTATATGTTTACATAATCATGTAACATATTATTATTCTAAGATATATCCTGTGGTATTATTAGATAAATGGGATGATTTAGATGTTTTAGTATTAAAAAAATTTTATGAATCTGCAAATTGGAATAATTATAATCTACTATCATTCAATAATTTTAAAAATTTATTTTATTAATAAATATAAATATAAATATAAATATAAATATAAATATAAATGAAAGGACTTTTTATTTTATTTTATTTGGAGAAGCTTTTCGTGAAACTAAAATAACAAGTAATAAAAGAGTTAGAGATACTCCAAATTCTTTATTTACTCAAAAACTTGCATCTGAATCACATAATAATTTAATAAATAGTTTAAAAAATATAAATATAGATGTTTGTATTAATACTTATACAACAAAATATGAGGATATATTGTTGTCATATTATAAAAATATTATATTTAAAAATTTTGTTAATTATCAGTATATAGATAATAATGATGCTCTTAATAAAACTTTAAAAATAATTCAAAAGTCTATAAATATTAAAAATTACGAATTTATATTTATATGTAGATTAGATATTTTATTAAAATCAAATTTTATTGATATATTTGATCAAACAGCAAAATATATTACATATCCAAATGTAATGAGTATTGCTAATAATAAATTTGAAAATTTTTGTATAAGTAGTTTATTTTTTTTTTGTCCAAAGAAATATTATTTTATTTTAAATTATGAAAAAATATTATGTCATCATTGTATTCAGAATTTATACAATTTGGATCTTCATATAACAAAGGATATAGATTTTTATTCTAATGAATTATATATAGCGAACACAGCTCAACAAAAAAATCCTTTATATAAGATCAGTGGAAGAGATGAAGGGTGTGAATATAATGAAAATTTAAAATACTTTTTTAATAAAAAAGAATTGATAATATCAAAAAAATCATAAGACCCATAAACATTGATATTGATGTAATATTTTGGTAGCACCCATTTTTTCTAATTCTAAATTCACTAATGAACCTTTTCCAGACATATTAGGATTAAAATTATCTTTTAATTTATTATATAAATTATTATATTTTCCATTATCTAACCACTCCGGAGAACATGGTGTATCATCAATTAAAACTATACTATTTTTATGTAATAAATGTTTAATACAATTAAATTCTTTTAAATGATGCTCTGCAGATGGTTCTGGATTTAAAAAATCCACATCATAACTATCTAAATATAAAAAATCAATGGATTTTTTAAATGTTGGTAAATATTCCAAACTATCTGAATATGTTACTAATGTTTTATTTGAAGTTAAATTATTTGTATTATTTACAGCATATGCATTTAAATCAACAGAAAATACATTTCCATCAAAATGATTTACAAATTTATCCCATAATAATGTACTTTTAGTACCATGCGCACTACACCCAGTTTCAACAAATGTAAAAAATTGTTTATCATTATTTTTTTCTACTAATAAATTTAATGCTTTTTTCATAGTATGATAATTAATATGTGTAAAAAAATAGTCTTTTTCATTATTTATTGGTATATATCCAGGAATTAAATTATTATCTATATTACATAAAGTTTCATTATTAGTTTTAGTTGTTTGTTTATTAAAAAAATTATCAAATATTAAATTGTTAAAATTATTCATCATATATATATTTAATTAATATATATTTAATTATATATTAATTAAATATATATTAATTAAATATATATTAATGCTATCATTCAATGATATAAAAAAAAACGATAAAATTTATTTATATGCCGGAGACTTAAAACAATGGAATACAATTACATTGGAAGAGAGATTTAGATTAACAAAAAAAAATTGGATTGGATTAACTCTACCAATTTATGGTAATGGTAAAGGTAGCTATGATAATAATCATATATATTGTGATATAACTAAACCAATACCATTACAAGATAATTGTGTTGATATATTTCAATCAGAAGATGTTCATGAACATATAGAAGAAGAATATTTATTAAATTCTATTAATGAAATATATAGAATTTTAAAACCCAATGGATTATTTAGACTTTCACTTCCAGATTATAATTGCGATATATTATATGATAGAACAGAAAAATATATAAATGGAGAACTTAAATTTGATAAAGCAGGTGGTGGTTTTTTTGATATAAGTAGAAATAAAGTTATGGGTAATGGTCATGTTTGGTTTCCAACATATGATAAAGTTAATACTTTATTGAATAGTAGTAATTTTAAAAATATAACTTATTTACATTATTATACAAATAAAAAAAATTTTTATTTAAATAAAATAGATCATTCATTAGGATTTGTTAAACGGACACCTGATTTTGATATTAGGGTTAAAAATCCAGATAGACCAATGTCGTTAGTTGTAGATTGTTATAAATAAGTTAAAATATAATAAAGAATATTATTTATAATAATTAAATGATATCTGTTTGTATACCGTGCCATGAAAAACATATAATTCATTTACAAAAATTATTACATAATATTATTAATCAAACATTAAAACCAAAACAAATAATAATAATAATTTCAGAGTATAAGTCAATAAATACAAATGATGTAATAATAGAAAAATTGTTTGATATAATTAAAGATACAAATATAGAATTAATTATAAAAAAATATTTTTCTGTACAATATGCAAATACTAATAGAAAAATAGCCACAGAATTAGTTACTGGAGATATAATTGTATTTCAGGATGCCGATGATATTCCTCATAAACAAAGATTAGAAATAATTAATTATTTTTTTATGAAATTTGATTGTGTCCATTTATTACATGGTTGGAAGAATTTTTTTACAAATAATAATCTTAATATACATGAAATAGAATATATTAATATTATATCTAGTAACAATTTTCCATTTAATATAAAAAAAAATAATAAAAATTTATGCATTCATAATGGAGTTTTGTCATTTAAAACTTGTATTTTAAAAGATATAGTTTGGAATAATTTAAAAAAGGGACAAGATGTAGAATTAAATAAATTTATTATTGATAAATTTAAAAATACAATATTATTAGATAATTGTGATATTTATAATTATAGAAATGAATTAAGTAGTTGGAACTAATTTATTATCTATAATATCTATTAATTGTTCCTCAAATGATTTATGATTTAAAAATTTCTGATAATTTTTTTCTAAAATCTCTAACTTTGAATAATATAATTCTGGTGTCAAATTATTTACTTTTTCAATTAATTCTTCTACACTATTAAATAGTATAAAACCATTAATATCGTAATATTCATCTATATTTGGACATCCCCAATAAATAGGAATTGTTTTTGAAATAATACAATCATTGAGTTTTTCAGTAAAATAATTAGGTACAGAATTATTTTCTATTGCAATATGAAACATACAATCGCTAAATAATTCTGTTTTATCATATTTATGATTTGTTTCTAAATTGTTATTAAATGTAGCGACTCCGCCCATATTTTTAGATTTATAAAATTTTTTCGGAATTTTTATAGAATTTTGATTTAACCAACATTCTATTCTAAAATGGTGTCCTTTACATATTCTTTTATTACCACAAATCATACTTATTTGAAATTTTTTATTTTTATAATTATAATCAAATTTCTCAGTGATATTAAAATTATTTAAAAATATATTTTCTAAATTTGAATTTATTGGTGATTTAATCCAAAAATATTTTTTGAGAGGTATAAATAATATAGATTTACTATATTCTAATAATTTGATATCGTATGTTAATATTATATCAAATTTATTATAATTATTTATTAAGTGTTTAATTACTTCTGGTTGTAATAATGTAGGCTCTGTTTGTAAAAATATAAATATTTCACCCTGAGATTTTTTATAATTATTAATACTATAAATTATATTATTGACAAAGATTGTTACCTTATTGGTTGCATATAGCTCTTTTGTTATTACATCTTTTAGACAATTCCAATTTAGAAAATTTATAGGATACATTTTTATATATTATATTTGGGAAATAATATAGTTGTACTAGCGTATTTATTAATATGTCTATCATCAAAATTAATTAAATCATAATGATTACCTAAAATATTTTGAAAATCATTTAATACCCATTTATGAATGGTAAAATAATGAAGTTCAGATAATCTGTTATCTAAAATATATATAGCATTTTTCTTCATTTTTGGAATTGAATTAAAGAATAATTGTTCCCTATTTCGATGTTTTAATGAAGATCCTATATCAACCAATAATATATCATAATGTTTATTTGCTAAATCATTAATACAATTATTTAACAGCAATTGATTTTCTACAAAATTATATTTTATATTTTTATTGTTTAATATATTGTTTAATTTATTAAACCAATTTTTATCTGCTTCATATGTATTTACATGTTTGCATCTACTAGAAAAAAATAAGGTTGATCCTCCACTGCCATATTCCAAAATATTATCATCATTTTTTATTTTTTCTAATAAAAAATATATTGCTTTTGGTGCAATCCATGGTAATTTTAAATCGTAGCAATGTAATCCATTATAAAAATCTACACTATTTAAATAATCGTCTTGTATTTTATTTAACATTTATATATAATTTATAAATATTTATATATATAAATATTTATAAATTATATATAAATATAAATATTTATATAATAATTTTATTCCAATTTTCAGGAAATAAATCTTGTGTGTCATTTGTTGATCCATTCCAAATATTTGGATAAGATACAATCTTTTCTGAATTAGAATTAAAATATGCACCCCACCAACTAAAACTACTATTTGCTATAATGTTATGATCACATAATGACATTAATAACATTTGTTCATAATCTTCAATATTATAATCACAAATTACAATTTCAATAGAATTAAAATTATTTTTAATTATTTGAATATTATCTAATATTTTTTTATTATCATTAATTTCACCAAAAATAAGTAAATAATAATTATCATCAAAATCTTTTAATTTTGATTTTAATAAATTAATAGATTTTATATAATAATTTATATTTAAAATTGGATGTATAGTTTGATTTTTTACATAATCTCCAATTCTAAAATGGAGAGAAATAGGTTTTTTATTTCCAATAAATAATGCGTTATTTTTTTCATATATTTGGGTTTTTCTCTCTTCTAATCCAATTAATTTTATAATATTTTTATATTGAGTTTCAAAATATTTATAACTTTGATAATAACCAAATAATTTAAAATCTTGTGCAATAAGTGGAATTTTATCATATTTAAAAAAGGTTTTCTCTCTATATACTGGAAGATTAATATTATTATTGTAGGTAAATTTCGAGAGATTGATTAAAAAATTATCACAATATGTTGGTCTTAAACTAACATTATCCAGAGGAGATACTTTATCTAGTTTATTATTATTTATTTTAAATGGAATTTTATTTTCAAATGAATAAGCTAACCCACAAAAGATTTGAAATAATTGGTTACCAAGACCTCCCATTAATTCTATATAAATCATTTTCAAATAATATATTATATTTTTTAATAAATTTTTAAATACTATTATTTTGATAGTATATTATTTGATGTAAAACCATTTATAATTTTTAAAGTTCCAAACTGACTACATTTTTATCGCTCTTTTGACGACGTTTACTTCTTGATGGTTGTTTTGCGTTTGATATTTCTTTTAATTCTTGAATACTTATTGTGCTGCTATCTTTTTCTTCTGTAGGAGCACTTATATCAATTGTTTTGGTTTTTAGACCAGATAATAGGTCTGATATATCTCTTGGTCCATTCATTTCGGGGCGTTGTGATTGTGCGCTTCTGATAGGACGCGATCCACCCGAATTAATATTTTCATAATTATCATTAATATTTATTCCATCATCGTCGCCTCTTGCAGCGGACATATCTGGACGGTTTGACGGAACTTGTGAGCGCTGGCTTCTTGCCATTTGCGTTCTAATCGGTTCGGGTGGCGGGCCAGGAGCAATATTCGGTTGAGTATCATCGTTTCCCATCACACTATTCATAAAACCACCAAATCCAGGATTTGTATCACCCATAGTATTTACGGCTGCTTGGGTGAATTGTTGCATTAATTCAGGGTTCTGTCTCATTATATCATCCATACCAGGTATGGATGATTTAAACATAGTGTTTGTCATGTGTACCATAACAGCCGAACCACCTAATTGGAAAAGTAATTTTAATTCGGGAGCCATCTTTGCTTTGGATTTGTATTTTTCGTGTAATTCTGAAAATATCTCATCATAATCGTCCATATTTTCATTCATTTGTTCGGCCCAACCATCTAATTTTACATCAAATGGATCGAATCGATTATTCAAAAACTCTATTCCGGTTATGCACGCCATTAACATACGTCCCTGAAATTTACAACTTGCAGATGTCTCTTTCTCGGATATTATTGTTTCATATTCACCCTGCATTTCAGTAAGCGACGATTCCATGGTATATTTTTTTGATAGTTTGGCACCTTTTTTTTCTAATGCTTCTAATTTTCGCAAAATACTGAATTTTGCTTTTAACATTTCCTCTGGCGATAACTTCGGTTTATTTGAAAAGGTTTTATCTGGATCAACAGGTATATTATTAAAAGTTTTAAAACTATTATCAACCTGTGAAGCAGTTGCTTTTCCTACATTTATATTATTGTTATTGCTATTACTAAAGATATTTTTCTCTCCAATCTCAATATTTTCATCAGTATTAATTTTGATACTTTCATTGGGATTTAAAATCGAATTAAAAAGACCACTTTTCGATGGCATCTTTTCTGATTTTTCAATATCGTCTGTTAAATTATTTAATTCTGCTTCAAGATCATTTAAATCTCCTAAATCAACTTCGTTGGCACCTTTGCTACTTCCATCACTCTTACGTTTATCATTCATTAATAATTCTATACCTCCTCCAAAATTAACAGAGGGTTTGTCGCTTACGGAATTATCGGCATCGCTATTTTTTCTGGACGAAGAAAAATCATCTTTATTTAATTCAATAACGTTATTATCTAAACTTTCCAAATCAATATCTATAACTTCTGGCATTATTAATTAAAATATATATCATATAATTTTAAGTATTAGTAATACGCAATTATATAATTATATGATTTAAAGTATATTAATTTCTAATATTGTATTTTTAAAAATATTATTAATTTAATACTTAATAATATTATTTTTACAAGTTTACCTATATCACTATATGTTATGGTGCTCTTTAATATACCATAGCCCTTGAAGAAAACTATCTGCAAGATCATCTTTTTTCTTATGCTTATTAAAATGTTCTTCCCATTCATTTAAATAATTTACACTTGCAACCATATCGAATGTTATTTTTATCCCTAGTTTTTTTCTCTCGTTATAACTTGTTTTAGTTGTAATATAATTTTTTAATTTATTAGAAGCAGCCACAAACTCTATATCTTTAATATCATTCATAATAAAAAATTGGGCTATCATACCCTGTATTGTTTTCATACGATTTGCGATCGGGCTTATTTGGTTTTCTATAATAACTTTATCTACTGTTGTAAATAAATCGTTAGTTAATTTTTTATTTAGTTCTATTCCTATCTCTATGAGAGAAACATTATTAGCATTAGTTTTTTCAATTACATCCAAATATTTATCTTTTAAATGGGCAGAGATTGTGTCAACAATATCTTGTTTTTTACAATTGTCACTCAGTTTAATTTCATATTCATTTGCAATGTCTTTCAATTCATCAAGTTTTGTTCTTTTCTGATGTATTTTTTTAAAAGTATTAGATGGTATAATAAATTTAGATTTTTTGGCACATGATTTACAATAATAAATATTATTTTTACTATATTTTGCCTCCCTATTGCAAATTTTCTTTTTTAAATTTTCTTTACAAAGATATGTTTCGTTACATAAATTGATTGTATCCCAAGAAAGTATTTTATAATTACTATCTTTTATTTCTATTAAACAATATGCTAAATTAATTATACCAACATCTATACTCAAAATTTTCATTACACTGGCTATTATAATAGATATTATAATAAATACTATATTGTTTTTATTATATACTAAAAATAATATACTAAAAATATTATATTATTATTATCGTGTAAATACTATTTACATTTTAAATAATTGTTGTTGTGTTAAAACAGGTGTGATCATTCTACCGTATAGTTGATGTCTTGTTAAATAAATATTTTTTAAATCACTTGTTTCGTAACCTTGTGGTTTTCTATTATCTACTGCAGAGTTGAAAATAAACGGTCCGTTCGAATTATTAGCATTATTAGCATTATTCGCATTATTATCGCTGTTATAATTAGACATATTTAAACCTGTTTCATTAAAAGAATCTACTTGATTTCCTCTAATTATTTTATCAGCGTTGGCAATTAAATATTTTCGATATTGGGAATTAGTGATAATACCGTGTTTCTCTCTAAGATTGTTATTTATTTCAGAGCCAGGTTGCCAAGAAGCATAATTTCTACCATCGTCCATTATTGCTGGAAAATTATAATACATATTATTTGAATGTGAATAACGGGTTGCCCAACTCATTTAATATGTAAGGATATTTTTTTTTAATCAGAATTATTTTCAATCATATTTATTAACTCGTCTTTTTTCATGTTATTAATATTTTCCTCAGTATTTAATTTATGAGATAATGCTAAAAGTTTTAATTCTGCTAATTTCTTCTTTCGAATATTTCCATGAATTACTATTTCTTTTTGTGGTTCTTCCGTCTTTTCTACGGGATCGGTATTTTCTACGGGATCAGTCTTTTCTACTTCATTTGCACTAACCCCATCACTAACATCGCTGACATCACTAACCTCTGTCGCTTCACTTTTATTGTCAACGTTAACATTATCAGTTGTTAATTGTTTTAATAATTCTCTATTTTCCATATCTTCATCATTCAAATCTTCAACTGCGATTGTTTTAATATCCGTGGATTTTTGTTTATTACTTATAATATCTAATATTTGTGTGTGTCCAGAATCTAAATTTTCAATATTTAAATTAATACTTTTCAATATATTTTCATTTTCATTTTCATTTTCATTTTCATTTTCATTTTCATTTTCATTTTCATTTTCATCATCAGTCTCATCATCAGTCTCATCATCAGTCTCATCATCAGTCTCATCATCGGAATCAGAGTCGCTGTTATCATCGTCGCTGCGAGAATCATCAGAAACAACTATTTTTTCATGAGGTTTATTTAAATAATTTTCGGCAGACGTTTTTGCTAATTCACTTGCATCTTTACTTGGTGGTCCAGATTCATCCATTGATGGAAGTGAATCCATTAAATTATTTGGTGTTTCGTGTAAATTATCTCGAACATCAGTAATAAAATTATTAAGTATTTCATTATGTTTTAAAATATTATTATCTAAAATATTAATACGATTATACAAATAATACATAACTAATGTTATTGCTCCAATTAACATAAATATTAATGCAATAAATTTATTTTCTTTAAAATCAAATATTTTCATTCTTAAATATTTTATATAGTTTTAAAATAACGATTAAACGAATTATATTAATATAACAATTTTATTTGGATTATTTATAAAAAATTTATATAAAAAATGTTAAATAATTAAGTCGCTGATTATATTTTTTGTATTTTCTATAATTTCCTCAGGATATTTTAAATCTTTTAAAACATTAACACCTCCTTTTATTTTTGAAATTCCATCAATTATTTTATATTTATATTCCAATTTTTCATCGTTAACATTAACATTCATATTACAATTTATTATTTTTTTATTATTATTTAATCTGTTACATAATTCAATAAAATGAGTTGTTATAATAAACGACACGCTACTATAATTATTTAAGTATTTCAGGAAAGAAACACCTGTTGCTATTGCCTCGTAAGGATTTGTTCCAGAGTATAACTCATCAAATACACAAAAATGTCTCTTATCTTTATTATTTTCTATAAGAGTTAAAATATTTTCACATCTCCGTGCCTCAGCCTGAAATAAACTATCTCGTCCTGAAGTATCAGGAATATTTATATAACTATGTATAAAATCGTATATGTGTAAATTTGCCTTATCGTAAAATCCATACCCAATTTGCTGTGAAATAATAATGTTAAATATTGTTGTTTTAACTATAGTTGTTTTTCCTGCAGCATTTGGTCCAGTAATCAAAATATTTTTATCTAAATTATACGTGTTTTTGATAGGTTTTTCTTGAATTAATGGATAGAATGCATTTACAAATTTTGTTTGTTTTTTAGTAAATTTACATTTACCTATAATTGATGTGTCTATTTTATCTTGTAAACAAAATAAATTATCTACATAACCTGAAAAATATAAAGAATATTCCAAACTATTTTTAAGTTCATCGCATTGATATAATTCATAATATAATTTCATTACTTTACCTATTTGTTTAAAATTATTCAATGAAATCTTATATGAACCCAATGAACCTAATGTATCTATTTCTTTTTTCATAATTAAAAACTTATGTTTGTGTATCTTCATATTGGTAATAAATTTATCATATGTACTTAGTTTTTCGCAAATATTTTCAAAGAAATCGTAATATTGCAATACATTATTTATGTGTTCCTTCAATTCAAATAATTCTCCATTTATAACTTTCATGTTATTGTAAAATGATATACAGCATCTAACATTTTGATATATTTGTAATATATAAAATCCGAATGAAATTAATATATATATTCTTTTATCCCATGTTGCAGATGATAAATTAAATAATTGTCCCAGTTGATGTTTCTGAAATACAACCACTAAAATTTTATAATAATTTTCTACCGTTAAATTTGTTCCCTTAACCCGAAGTATTATAAATGGTAATAATAGAAATATAATAGGAATACATAGAGAGATTATTGGTGAAGATAAATTATAAATACTCATTAATTGTAACACGTCTGAATTTTTATTCAAGAAATGCAATTTCTCCCATTCAATATATTGATACTTTGAATGGAATCCTAAATCATCTTCTTGATTATTATTATTATTATTATTATTATTATTATTATTAATATTTATTTTATCCCATATTGCTAATAATTGGTTACTATTATCTTGAACACCAATATCTTTTATGATCGAAAATTTATTTTTTAATAATTTTTGTGTATCTTTTAAATATTTTTTATCATTTGTATAGTTTTGTTTCCACATATCTTGTGTTAAATTTCCAAACTCATTATCAGAACTAAATATGTTACCGTATAATAATGATAATTCTAAATCCGAATCGATTTGTTCCGGCAATGTTTTTTTAAATTCATTGTAATAAATTGGTAATTCAAAACTTGTCATTAAAATTAGTTATTAATTTTAATAAATAATTTTAACGATTAGGTTTTATTTTTCTCTATAATGTTATTTGGCAATTCTTTAATTTCGGTAGAATAAAATTTTTCTATATCTTTCATTATATTAATATCTCTCCGTGTAACAAAATTAATTCCCATCCCTTTTCTACCCCACCTTCCACTTCTTCCAATTCGATGTAAATAATTATGCTGACAATTTGGAATGTCAAAGTTAATAACTATGCTTACTTGCTGGACATCGATACCGCGCGATGTGACGTTAGAGGATATTAGCACTCTTGTTTTACCATTAATAAAATCATTATAACTTAATGTACGCTGTTCCTTATCCATATTACTATGAATTTGTGATACAGGAAAGTTATCTTCCATCATACAATTATATAAATATTCAACGCGATTGACACTGTTACAATATATAATACACTGGCTAACCGAATATAGTCCATACAAATCTTTTAATGCACTATACTTATCTTTATCGTTTTCCAATGCTACATAATATTGCTCTATTCCTTCTAATGTTAATTGATCCGCTTTTACTAATATTTTTTTCGGTTTTATCATAAGCTTTTCTACCAAATTTTCAATTGAACATGGCATAGTGGCACTAAATAATGCTAATTGAATATCATTAGGTAAAAATTGAAATATATTATAGATTTGATCCTTAAATCCATAAGACAACATTTCGTCGGCCTCGTCTAATACAAATATTTTAAGACTATCTATTAGTAATCTCTTTCGATTTAACATATCATACACCCTTCCAGGACAGCCAATAATTATGTGTGGATTACTTTTCAGTTCGTTAATATCTGTTTCCACGCTTTGTCCACCTACCAATAATTGAGTTTTTAATTTTTTCATCATCGCGCCTATCGAATCTATAACTTTTTTTATTTGCAATGATAATTCGCGTGTAGGAGAAAGTATAATTCCTTGTGTTTTGTTTAAATTTACATCTATTAATTGAAGAACACCTACGGTAAAACATCCTGTTTTACCTGTCCCCGATTGTGCCTGTGCTACTATGTCAGTTTTATTAAATATTGGCAATATAGCTTTTTTTTGAATAGGACTTGGCTTTTCAAACCCATAGCTATATATACCGCGAAGCAAATCTTCTTTTATATAAGGTAAATCATCCCAACTTTCTATTCCATCTACTTCATCATTTTCCAATTCTACTTCATCATTTTCCAATTCTTTTTTTGTTTTAGAATTATCCGACATATTTTATAATATATTATGGTTTTAAGTTTATTATATTATTAAATAGATATAAATATATTATATATATATATTATATATTATAATACTACTACTTATTGATATGTCGTCCATAGAAGTATTAAAATACGACCTTACTTTTTTTGATGACGTAAAAAAAACATCTTCTTATGTAATAACCGACGATATAATAAAATTAATACAACAGATTTGTAATAAGCTAACTATTTTAAATAAATCAAATAATTTTTTTGAAAAAAAACCTTCTAATAAAAAATTATCTAATGATAATTGGAACAATGTGAAAAATTTTAAACCTACTACATTTGTAAAAAAAGAAGGTTTAGACAAAAATATTAATATAATAAGAATTAATCTAAACAAAATAACAAATAAAAATTATGATATTTTATCTGTAAGAATATTTGACGAGATTGATATAATTTATGAGAATAACGTTGATCATTTTAACACTATCAAAAAATTATTCATAGATACTGTATGTAACGTAAATATATATTCAGAAATATATGTTATGCTTTATAGATCTATTATAGAAAAATACGATAAATCATTATTTAATATTAATAATGATTATACTATTCTAAAAGGCGAGCTACTAAATATTAAGCTTATTGATTCCAAAATGAATTATGATGACTTTTGTAAAAATAATAAAAATAATGAAAGAAAACGAAATTTATCTTTATTTTATGTTAATTTAATGAAACAAGAATTATTTCCAAAAGAAGATATTATTAATTTAATATTGGATAACCAAACATATAATTTTAATATGATTAATGATATTAATAATAGCGNTNTTGTAGACGAAATATGTGAGAATTTATTTATATTAATCAAAAATGCANTTGATTATATAANAGANGATGATAAATATTCTNTTATTTATAATAATGTTGTTTCTATTACAAAATTAAAAAAAAGTGAAAATAACAGTCTTACAACTAAAAGTAAATTTAAACATATGGATTTAATGGATTTAATGGATTTAATAAAGTAATTTTAATATATAATAACATTTAAATGGTATACATAATAATATTATAATATGAATAATATTTCTTATAAAATTTATGAAAATAATAATGACAATAATGACAATAATGACAATAATGAAAATAATAAAGATGATAACAATGGTATTAATTTTGATGATTTAATAAATGATATTAGAAACTCAATTTGCAATGATCATAAATTAGCTTTGGAAACTGATTATAATACAAATTACAATGTGAAACAATTAAAACAAATAATTACATATTATGAGATTCAATTAGATAAAAGAAATTTTAAAAAAAAAGAGTTAATAAACAAAATTATTATTTTTGAATTGAACAACGATAATAAAAATATAGTTAATAAAAGAAAACAATTATGGTTTTACATGAAACAACTAAAAGAGGATAAATGTTTAAATAAATTTATTTTATTTGACATTTAGTTTAATAAAGTAAATATATATTTTTGTATTTAAAAAATATATATTTAATCTATAATGGTTAAATCCTTAATAGAAAAAAATATAAACTATTCTGAAATTAAAATACTTCATCCAGAAGACGAAAATTATAAAACGACATTGTATGAAAGTGAGATTTTTAATATAAAAGTAATTATTGCTTTAGGAAAAGCAAAATATGATTTATTAGATAAACAAATTATATATTTTCCAATGTATCTTATACAAAATGATAAGATTGCTCTAAGAATTGGTTTATATGAAATTATTTCTGATAAATTAGATGAAAATTTAGATGAAATTGGTGCACCTGATATATTATCCGACGAATTTAAACCATTATTGTTTACATTGGTTAAATCCTTAATAGAAAAAAATATAAACTATTCTGAAATTAAAATACTTCATCCAGAAGACGAAAATTATAAAACGACATTGTATGAAAGTGAGATTTTTACTATCAAAGTAATTATTGCTTTAGGAAAAGCAAAATATGATTTATTAGATAAACAAATTATATATTTTCCAATCTATCTTATACAAAATGATAAGATTGCTCTAAGAATTGGTTTATATGAAATTATTTCTGATAAATTAGATGAAATTTTAGATGAAACTGGTGCGCCCGATATATTATCAGACGAATTTAAACCATTATTGTTTACATTTGTAAATTCAAATCTGTTAAATAAATATAAAAGTGTTGATGATGATAATACGGAAGATATTATCTGGGCAGAAACATTAATAATACTGAATGAAAATAAAGATAAACTAAATGATGATGCATCAATTAAAATAATCAGAAGAATGGTAGAGTCCAAATTAGATATTGATTTAAAAACTAAAAAAAAATGGTTAAATGATAAAATCAAAAATTGGATTGATGAGAATATAAA